CGCTGCCTGGCGCCCAGTTCACGTTCCTGACCTGCCCCATTTTCGAGGCCCTGATGCATGGCACCCGCGGAGGCGGCAAGACCGACACCCTGCTGATGTCGTTCGCGCAGCATGTCGGAAAGGGCTACGGACAGCACTGGCGTGGGGTGCTTTTTCGCCTGACTTATCCACAGCTGGCCGATGTGGTGGCCAAGAGCCGCCGCTGGTTCAAGCAGATTTTCCCGGAGGCCAAGTTCAACAAGTCGGACTATGTATGGGAGTGGCCGACCGGCGAAATGCTGTTCTTTCGCTATGGCTCGAGCGAGGACGACTACTGGAACTACCACGGCCATGAGTACCCATGGCTGGGCTTCGAGGAGCTGACCAACTGGCGAAACTTGGAGTTCTACGAGGCCATGCACTCGACCTGCCGCAGCAGCTTCCCAGGCATGCCCCGCATGGTGCGCTCGACCTGCAACCCCTACGGGCGCGGCCACGGAGCCGTCAAAGCCCGGTTCGATCTGGGCGTTGGCGGTACACCCAGCGGCCGCGTGCTGCAGCTGCCAGACCAGAAACCGCGGGTGGCGGTGCGCTCGACCATCTACGAAAACGTGCACCTGTTGTCGGCTGATCCCGAATACATCCAGACCCTGCAAGGCTTGAAAGACCCCAACCGCCGCAAGGCCTGGCTGACGGGTGACTGGGACATCCACGTTGGCAGCTTTCTCGAGGGCGTGTGGAACGCCGAGCGCCATGTGGTTGAGCCCTTCCCCATCCCGCCCACCTGGAAGGTCTGGAAGGCAATGGACTGGGGCTACGCCAGGCCCTACGCGGTGCTGTGGTTCGCCCTTGACCCCGATGGCGTGCACTACATCTGGCGCGAGCTGTACGGCAAGGGCGAGAAGGACAACGAGGGCAGTCGCGAGGACGCCGCGCGCGTGGCCAGGCGCATCAGGGCGCTCGAGGAGCACGACGAGCGCCTTGGCTACGAGTACCGCCTCAACCTGGCCGACCCCTCGATTTTCAGCAAGATCGGCGCCGACCGCAGCATCGGGCAGATATTCCGCGAGAGTGGCGTGAAGTGGGCCGAGGCCTGGAACGCTAAGGGCTCGCGCGTCAACGGCGCCCAGGAAATCATCAGGCTGCTGGGCGAGGGCCGACTTAAGGTGTTCAGCACATGCGTGCACTGGCTGCGAACTGTGCCCGCCCTGCCGCCTGACGACATCAACCCAGAGGATGTCAACACCGACGCCGAGGATCATGCCTGGGACGCCACCCGCTATGGCGTGATGCGCCGCCGCAGGTCGCCCGAGGAAGAACAAAAATCCAGCGCCGACCAGGATGACAGCTACAAAGACGGCGACACGTTCTATCTCAAGGCTCCCGCATGAATGACGACCTCAGCCCCCTTGCCACCGCAACGCCCGAGCCAAAGCCCAAGGGGCTGCGCGAGGCGACGGAGAACGACCCGCTGGCCGAAACCTGGTCCAAGCGCATCGCATCGGCGCGCACGCACTGGGAGAAGTTCCACAAACGCATCAAGCACAACCGCAAACTGGTGGCCGGCCTCAACTGGGACGCTGACCCGGCCAGCCCAGATTTCGCCATGCACCGTGCCAACCTGATCCACGGCACCATCACCGGCGTTTTGCCCAACATCTACGCGCGCAACCCCGAACTGGGTGTGGCGCCGCTGCGCAAGTCCTCCAACCTCAAGCTGTTCTGCACCACCCTGGAGACAGTGACCAATCGATACCTCGAGCAGGCCGACCTCAAGGGCCGCGGCAAGATGGCTGTTCGCAGCGCCATGACCGTGAGCTATGGCGTGGTGAAGGTGCTTTACCAGCGCGACATCACTGAGGACCCGATCATCAAGGGCCGCATCCAGGACACCCAGGACAACATCGAGCACGCCGAAGGAATCCTGGCCCAGCTCGAGGACCCAGCCAGCCGACAGGATGAGGAGAGCCGCCTGGCCGAGCTGCGCGAGCTGATGGCCGGCCTGCAGGAAAAGGTGGAGGTGACCGCGGCCGAGGGCCTGGTGGTTGACCGTGTTCTGACCGAGAACCTGCTGATTGACCCGACCGTGTGCGAGTTCAGCGACAACAAGGACGCGCCCTGGCAGGCCCAAATCATCCCGATGCGCCGCTGCGATGCAGAGGCCAAATACAAGATCAAGCTGGGCAAGGCCACCGCCTACCGGGCCGGGCACGGCAGCAAGGGATCAGGCGATGCGCGCCTGGCGTCTGCCTCAATCGACAGCGCCGACGATCACCAGATCGCCATTCTGGAGATATGGGACAAGACCACCGGCACCGTCTACACGATGGCCGAGGGCTGCCAGTTCTGGTTGCGCGAGCCCTACCGGCCCAAGCGCGTGGGCGAGCGTTGGTATCCGTTTTTCTTGCTGCCCTTCCAGGCGGTCGATGGCCAGTTCGTCGGCCCCAGTCTGGTGGATCTGACCGAGAAGCTGCAGAAGGAGCACAACGATGCGCGCGACGGCTTCAATAGGCACCGCGAGCTGTGCAAGCCTGGCTGGATTGCTGGCACCGATGTGAGCGAAAAGACCATCAAGCGGTACAGCGACAGCGAGCTGGGCGAAATCACCCTGATTGACACCGAGGGCCGACCGCTCAACCAGGTCATCGTGCCGCGCCAGCATCCGCCGATGGACCCGATGGTGTACGACACCAGTGCCGTGCGCAGCGACTGGGAGCAGGTCACCGGCATGCAGGACGCAGCCCGCTCGACCGTGGTGCAGCCCAAGACCGCCACGGAGGCCAGCATCATGCAGCAGGCCCTGGCCGGCCGCGTGAGCGAGTTCCGCGACCAGACCGAGGACTGGCTTCAGGACATCGCCAAATACACCGCAGAGATTCTGCTGCTCGAGCTGACCGAGCAGCAGGTCTCCCGCATCATGGGCGAGCACAAGCAGATCGAGGTGCCAGGCCCGATGGGGATCATGGTGCCGGCCATCGAGCCATCCTACGACTGGCCCCAGCTGTCGCGCGAGGATGTGTTTGACATGGTGGAGCTGAAGATTCGTGCAGGCTCCACCGGTGCGCCCAACAAGCTCGATGAGCAGGAAACCTGGGGCAAGGTGCTGCCGGTCATTCAGGGCCTGGTCACGCATATCATGCAGACCATGGCAGGCGGCATGGACGCCGACCCGCTCATCGCCATGCTGCGCGAAACCCTCAAGCGGTTCGATGACCGCCTCGATGTCGAGCAGTTCATCCCCAAGATGCCGCAGCCTATGGGCGTGCCTGGTATGCCTGGCATGGGCGCCGGCATGCCGACCGCTGGCGGCGCCGCCCCGATCCCAACCGACGCAGACCAGGCCGGGCCGGCCTCGCGCGAGGCCGACCCCGCACCCATGATTCAGTAACCAAACCAACCGCCACCAAGGAGATTCATGAGCAACCCCGAGCAATCCGCGACCAGTGCAGCCATCGACGCCATTGGAACCCAGGAGACCGCCGCGGCGCCAGATCTGCAGCAGGACTCGCAGCCCGATGGCGACCAGGGCGCCGATCAGCCGATCGCGCTGGAGAATGACCGCGAGCCCAGCAAGCCCCTAGATCGCCTGGCCGCGGCCCTGGACAAGGTTGGTGTGGCGCCTGGCGACGAGGATGATTCATCTCTGGACAAGCCAACCGCCAAGCCCGCTGACAAGCCTGCCGCAGCTGAGGCACCCAAGCCTGCAGAAGCTGACGCCGAGGAGGCCGAGCTGCTGGCTGGCGTGAAGTCTGAGCGCGGCCGCGAGCGCATCCAGAAGGTGTTTGCCGAGCGCAAGCAGCTCGAGGCCGACATCGGGCAGTTTCGCCAGATGGTGCAGAGCACCGGCATGGACGCCACCCAGTTCGCCAACACGCTGGAGTTCGGTCGCTTGGTCAACTCGGGCGACGAGACAAGCCTGCGCACCGCCCTTGGCATGCTCGACCAGCAGCGCGCCGACCTGGCCAAGCGCCTGGGTGTGGACGCCCCTGGCGTTGATGCACTGGCCGACCACCCCGACCTGGCGGAGGCGATAGAAAACCTGGAGGTGACCCGCGAGCGAGCCCTCGAGCTGGCCAAGCACCGCGGCAAGGAGTCGCGCGAGCGCCAGGCCCGAGAGGCCAACCAGGCCGCCGAGCGCAGCGCCAGCGAGTTCAACGCCACCGTGGCCAACGCTGCCGGCGAAATGGAGGCATACCTCAAGACCCGCGCCAACGAGCTGGACCACCCGGCGCGCATGAAGATCATCGGCGAGCGATTCAAAGACCCAGGCTTCATGCAGCAGTTTGTGAGCACCTACCAGCCCCAGCAGTGGGCCGCCACCATCCGCATGATGTACGACAACATTCAGGCCCCGCGCGCCCCGGCTGACCCATCGCCACTTCGATCGCGGCCCGCCCAGCTGGGCACCAGGGCCAACGCCACCGCAGTCGCACCCATTGACCGTGTGGCGCAGCGCATGGAAAGCCTGGGCATCTAGGGCACAAAAATCCCGAGGCCCCTTGACGGCTGCAAATAATGCGACCAGCCAGTGCCGCATCGGTGTTCTGGCCAGACCTGTAGAGCGTAAGCGGACATCGAGCCCCGCCAGGCCTGGCCACTCTCCCGATGCGGCGCCCGCCGAAATGTCGCAGTCGAGGGGGTGTCGCGTTCCCCAGGGCAGTAGCCCACCAGGTCAGCGTATCCGAGTCGCGCCGGGAGCCTGAGTGAGCTGCATGAATCGCATGGTTGCCTGATGCGAACGGTGTGGAAGGTGTTTTCAACCCTTTCTATCGGAGCAAATCATGCCCATTTCCGCACCCGACCTGGCCGAGCTGGCCAAGATTTCACTTGACGAGTACCTGCGCAACATGCCGGTGGACCAGATTGCCACCGAGCGCCCGCTGCTCAAGAAGCTCATGGAAGGCCGCAAGCTGTTCCTGGGCGCACGCCAGAACATTGTGGAGAACATCCGCAAGTCCCACGGCTCGAATTTCAGCTGGGCCTACGGCGAAACCGCTGTGGCGTTCAACAAGCGCAATACCACCGATCAGGCCCAGTTCCCCTGGCGCCGCGCCACCGATGGCCTCTACCTTGACCATGACCGCCTGTTCGGCGCCGGAATCAAGGTGCGCGAGGGCGCTCGCGGTGAGTTCAAGCTCGAGCAGAACGAGAAAGTCCAGCTGTTGAACCTGCTGGACGAGCAGATGGAGTCCTTGAAAGAGGGGTTCATGGGCAAGCTGGATGTTGAGTTGCACCGCAACGGCGCCGCCAGCGCCGACGCCATCACCGGCCTGGACGCACTGATTGCCACCGCGCCAACAACCGGTGTGGTCGGCGGCCTGGACCGAGCCACGGCGACCTACTGGCGAAACCACGCTCAGACCGGCATTGCCAGCGGTACGGCTGGCGTGCTTGCCGACGCGATGGAGAACGCCTGGCGCAAGAACATCCGCAACGGTGGATCTCCCAACTTCATCCTGGCCGGCGGCAAGTTCATCGACGCCTACCGCAAGTCCATCGTGGTGACCAACAACGCCGAGTCTGGCAAGGCCAAGACACTGGATGCTGGTGTGGGCACCGGCGTGAGCACCGGGCTCTACTTCAAAGGCGTGGAAATTCTGTGGGACCCGCAGTTCGAGGCGCTTGACACGCTCGACGCGCCAGTGGTGGAGTGGGAGAAGCGTTGCTACTTCTTGAACACCAAGTTCATCAAGTACCGGGATGATGACATGGACATCGTGACCCCGACGCGCCCGCACAACGTCCTGGCCATGTACGCAGCTGTGAACCTGCGCTGCGCGCTGTCCATCAGCCGCGCGAACGCGCATTCTGTCCTGGCAATCGCCTGACCGTTCCCCAGCATGGCCCCGGCTTCGCGCCGGGGTCTGTTTTTCCATCTCCACCAAGGAGCCCTATGAGCAAGATCACCGTAAGCGTCTTCGCAGTGACCATTCGCCGCGATGCGCAGACCATCACCCCCACCTTTGCCTGCGCCCATGAGCTTCCTGTGCTTCGCATGGCGTTCGGCAAAGAAAACGTCAGCAAGCCCGAGCCATCGCACACCTACGAGGTGGACATGGACACCGAGTTCGAGCGCCTGAGCGCCAAGTACGGCGGCGAGGTCGCTGTGGCCGTGTTCGGCGAGGACGGCGTGCACCTCGAGCGCGTGGTTGAGCCCCAAAAGCCAGCCAAGGCCGCCAAGGTCGAAGCACCAGCCGCCTGATCGATACCGCAACCACCTGGGGGGATAGATGACGCAGCCAACCGCATACAACCGCACGACCGACTTCACGGCGCGCGATGGCGATGACACCGACCACGCCGGCATCAACGCCGAGCTGGACGGCGCTGCATCATCTATCAACCAGATTCGCGCCAACCTGGCGCTGATCCAGCGCGACGACGGCGACCTGGCCAATGGGAGTGTCGGCCCCGACCAGCTCACGGCAGAGGCTATCGACTTTTTGCAGGCCTCTTTGGTGGCCAACGTTCAGCTGGCGGAGGATAGTTCCCAGTCGGCCATGCTGTCGGCTGTCAGCGCCGCCGAGGATGCCAGTGAAGCAGCTGCAGCCATCGTGACGACCGAGGCCGCGCGCGTGGCCAGCTTACTCAATGCCAACAGCGCCCTGGGTAGTGCGAACGCGGCAGCAGCCAGCTCAGCCGCCGCGACCAACCAGGCGGGAATCAGCGCCACCCAGGCCAGCAACAGCGCAGCAAGCGCGGCATCCAGCCAGGCCAGCCGCCTGGCTAGCGAGGCCGCCCGAGACGCCTCAGCCGCATCAGCAGCCACCGCCGACGCCCAACGCGTGCTGGCCCAGGCCGCGCGCACCGGTGCAGAGTCCGCGCGCACCGGCGCCGAGCTGGCCGAGGCCAACGCCGAGGCGGCCGAAGCAGCTGCGTCTGCAAGCGCAGCCAGCGCAGCCAGCAGCCTGGACAGCTTCGATGATCGATATCTCGGGGCAAAGGGCGCTGCCCCCACGCTCGACAACGATGGCAGCGCACTGCTCACGGGCGCGCTGTACTACCGGACAACCGTGCCCATCGGAATGAAGGTTTACAGCGGCTCGACCTGGCTGGCTGCTGCTTCGGCGCCCAGCGCATTCATAGAGACACTGCTGGATGACGCGACGGCCGCCGCTGCTCGCTCAACGCTGGGCGTCATCAACGCCCGCGGCCTCTTCTTCAAACCCGACACCACCAGCGTTGCCTTCACCAAAACCGGCGCGGGCACGCTGAGCATCAAGGCGGACACGCTGGTGGACGTTGGTGGCTCGCTCATCACCTTTGCCAGCGCCACCGCTGTGACCATGCCCACACTCACGGCGGGTGAGGATTACGCCATCTGGTGCACGCCAGCGGGCGCCCTGCAAGCCACTGCCGACCCATTCAGTGCGCCCGCTTCGGCCCCGGTGGCTGGCTCGCGCAAAATCGGCGGCTTCTACTACGGGCTGGTGGCGCCCGGCACCACAGTGGCCGGTGGCTCGTTTGCCACCGCCGGTTTCACCAACCAAGGCGGTTCCATGATCTGGACGCAACCCATGGTGGATCGCATTGCGGGCATCAATGAATTTAGCCTGTGGGACTTGGCTTGGCGCTGCAAAGGCCAGCAGCGCGGCATGGCGCTGGGCCCGCAGGCCGAGGTGTGGCATGCCATTTATT